GTGACGGTCACCAGCCCCTTGGCGTTGTACGTCACAACGCCGTAACTCACGCCAGGGGTGACGTTGTTGTCGATCTCGATATTGGCTTCCAGTCCGCTGGGGCCACCGTTAATAGCGAGTCCACCGCTGGTGGAGACTGACACCACGCCAGCCGTCGCACCCGTCGCAAGCGGCAGGTCTGCAGAATCAATGGTCCGATGCGTGATCGCTCCACCAGAGGTGGTCGGTCCAGCCAGGAACTGCTTTGGGCCGGTAGTGGCTGACAGCCCAGCGACCACGCTTGCAGTGTCTCCCAGCTGGGTGACATCCGTCGTCAGCACACCAGCGACGCCACCCGTCAGCGTGACGATGCCGGTGCCGAGCGGTTGCCATGCTCCGCCCGTCCACACTGATGCCTTGTTTGACGGAGTGACAACACCCAGCTGGCCGATGTAGTCACCTGCTACTGGCAGTGCTGTGTTGACTACTGCGCTGCTGTTGTCCGCCAGCTTTGGCGCTGTAACTGACTTGTCAGCAAGCTGCGTTGTGCCGATTGACCCCGCAGGCAGGGTGATGTTGACCTTATCGCTAGGAATCGAGCCAGCATCAACCAGTGCAACCGCCGCTTGAACCAGATCTTTCGCGGTGATCTTCTTGGTTTCGCTGGCACTCAAATCCGCCACGGCCAGCACGTCCGCCGCCTGCAGCAACCCGCCCGCCAACGGCGGCAACTGACTTATGCGCAAATCAGCCATCGGCAGACACTTGACGGGATCTGCCTTTAAGTTTAGGTGGGGTCGTCGAGCAGGATTAGATCGTTCGATTCCTGCGTGAGGTGGTTGCCATCCTCTTGCAGTAGGAACGCTTCAGGCTGTCCTGTATGCAACGTGATCGCACCGGTCGTCACAAATTCAATGCGGCTCTCAACCACTTGCCCAGGCGCAAAGCTCAGCCCGGCATTGGTCACGATGCAGTCCGCCTCATACCAGACAGACGGCGTGCCCTTGTAGAGCATGAACTGCCCCTGGAACAGTGAGCCCTGCTTTAGTCGCAGCAGCAGCTGACAGAGGTAGTGCGGTTCCTCCAGCGTGGAGTCCAGCTGCATGGGATCACACATTGCCTGCTGGTAGTCCCAGATGCAGCTGATGGCACCCTGTCCAGAGATCAAGCCGCGTGCGTACTGCTGGATGAACTCCTCACCCAGCGTTGTGGTGTCGATCGTCTGGCGGCTGGTCGTGATCTCCCACGTCCGCATCTGCCCATAGCCCCGATACCGCGAGTTTCGGGTGCGGACAATGATGTCGGTCGATCGCGTGGGCACCACAAGCGGCAACGCGCTGTTGTAGCCGCCGTTGATCGCATCCCAAAATTCTTCGTAGAGCCTGACGCCTCCTGCGTCATCGACGTGGCAATACCACCGCCCATCCGAGTAGGTGTGACCTGCCACCAGCTCCAACGGCGTACCGTCCTGCGTGTAGATCTCGATGCGATCGCCTGAGATCAGCGCCGCCTGCGGGAAGTCAAACGAGAATCGACGACGGCTGGTATTTACGTCGTCGGGGCTCAGCACGCTCATCAACGAGTCCTCGTCGATGGTCGTTCGACGGATCATGACGCACCCGTCTTGCCCCATGTAAACGCTCATAGCGCCACTTCCCGCAAGGCGCCATTGAACTGAAACGCCACATCAGCAGAGAAGATTTCGCCCACTGCGCAGGTCATCGTGATGCTGGTGAGATGAACTGGTCCCTGGACGTACATCGTTGAGCCGTTGCCCTGCGTGACCGCTAGCCGCAACGCCACCTTTTCAGCCTCGGGCGCCACGCCAATCGAATTTGGGTCCGTGCCAGCCTTCATCAGCTTGTTGATCAGCGTGTTAGCCGACGATGCGGTCCCGCCTAGAGCGCTTGGAGCGTAATAGAACAGTTGACAGCTACCCGTGCTGGTGCGGATGCCGGGGATCGAAGTTGTGTCGGTGTCGCCCAGCGTGGTCGTGTCGAGCAGACCCAGGCTGGTGCTATATGACCAGCTGCGCACCTTGGCGGCCTTCACCCCGTCAATGAACAGCTCGCCTTGCGTTCCGCTGTAGAACATCAGAGCACCTCAACCAGCGTGACCGACACGGTGCTGACCCAGGGCCGCACACTCTCAAGTCTAGGTGGCTCCGCATAACGCCAATTACTGCCGAACTGCGTATGGAAGATGTCATCAATCCCGCGCCAGCCGGCTAGCAATGCCATACGTGCATCATGACTAAAGGCAAAAGTCAAATAAGTGCCCATTGTTTCGTTGTAGTGAAGCAGAAACTCCTCCGCTACTCGATCAGAAATGTTGGCGTAAACCAGCGACAGCTTCAGGTTGCTTCTCTTGCTGCCGTACAGGAACCTGATCTCTGTACCGTCTTGCGAGTTGTAGGTGCGGACTGGCCAGTTCCCAGGGTCATAGCTGCGGCTGGTGGGACTCACTACGGGGTAGGACATCAATAGTCTCTCGTAAAGTTGCTTTCAGTCACCAAATCATAAGCAACCAAACTGCCACCGTCAGTTGCTACCGGATGCTCTGATCCCACAATCTGCACAAGACCATCCTCTTCCAGGCTAATTTCCTGCACTTGGTAGACCCCAGCGGACTCGCTTGCATAGCGCAATGTGACCAGAGTGTTCCACATTTGCGGGTCCTCAACCTTGCCACCCACGACGCTCATTTCTCCTTCAATTACGGCGTCTTGTGCTCGGCTGTAATACCAAATGGGATACACATTATCATCAAGTGGTGTTGCCATAGTCAGTGTTCCGTCTGCTTCGACGACGCCGTTGCTTGCAACCTGGAACGGACTTGCCTGCGTCACCACCTTGATATACTGCCCAGGTGCCAAGTTCAATCCATATGGTGTGGTTTTGAACGACACCGTATGAGTGATCCGTCGCCTGATGCTCAGCAGGTATCGCGCCACCAGCGTGGCGTGGTGCAGGCTTCCGCAATAATCCGTCAGGTCGTAACTCTCCAACCTGTACGCCTCGCTGTTTGGCTCGTTGTACCGCAGGTTGAGGGTGCGCTCTCTGGGCAGCATGTTGGGGCGATCCCCACGCCAGCGGATTGACGCGATGAAGTCGCGGCGCTGATCCGCCTCGATGTACTCAACCTTGAACGTATCCTCAACAATGTTGCCGCTGGTGAACAGCGCTGCAATTGGGACAGCACCTGTGCTGATCGCGCCGGAGTCGGTAACCGGCACTGATGGCACCAGCGAGAATCGCCCATTGCCAATCACAAAGTCGAGCAGGAAGAACGGCGCAACGCTGGTGATGTACTGCCGTGCGTTTTGCGCTTCGCTGATCGCTCCGTTGAAGAACAGCTTGTTGGCCCGCAAGAATTGACACGACTTGCTAAAGCTCTCCATGTCAATCAGTTGCGAATTAAATCCACGCCCCAGTCCTGCAGTGCGATCGGTCAGCAGGTAATACACCAGATCGGGGAACATATTGCTGGGCCCGATCGTGTCCAGTTCTGCCGGGTGAAAGCGCTTCACGGAGATGCCTGTCTCCAGCCATACCCGCAGCTGATCGACACGACTGAAGTCGCGCCCTGCGCGGATGGCCAAACCGCACATCGTCATCTGCAAGTACTCTGCAATTTCAGGGTTCTTCAGCGTCTCCGTCACATACGCGATGCGGTGCTCTGGTGATGTCTTGTTAGACGCCTCCAGCTCTGCATAATGCGTCAGATCAACGATCTGCCCGTTTTCTTCAAATACGCGATCAGCCTGTGCATAGGAGCTATCAACCTCCTCCGTGGTCGATGACACTGTGTAATACACGCCAATCGTGGCGCCGTTGCTCCACACCAGGAATGGGTTGGTCTGGCTGACTGGCAAAGTGTGCGACACCGTTGCGCCTGTCTTCCAGTTGCCGGTGGTACTACCTGGCAGCACTTTTGCGTTCTCGTAATCCCATGCACGGTCTTCGCCCCATTTGTCCTTGAACGCATCGGTTGCCTTGACGCAAGTGGCCTCATACCGAATCTTTGTTGAGCGCTTGCCATCGACCAGCGTCAAGGTCTTGCCGCGCACCGAGCCCACGGGATAATCGGCAGCACGCCCCAGCATCTCGTAGGCGTAACCCGACTCCTGACCCGTTTGCTGAACAGCGCCTGACACTTCCGTCACTTTGACCGTCACGCCGGTTTTCTTGTAGCCGGTGGGGTTTCGGTCGTTGGCGGGCGACGTAGGGACCGTGCAGACCAAGCTGTCGCTCAGGTTGATGTTGCCGCCGCTGTTCTCGACAACAATTCGCTCCAGCGTCCATGCACGCCAGCCGGGGAAATATGGGTGATCAAGAGGGAAGTTCCCGTTCACCAGACCGTCGAACCTGAGCTTGATCCAACGGTTGTCAGGAAGGTCAAAGCGAACTGTCTTGCTCGCTTTATGCCCTTGATAGCTGGCTTGCCCCCACAGCTCCCAGAAAAACGAAGACTGGTCGTATCGCGTGCCGGCAGGTTCGGTGGTGTAGCTGACCAGCGTCACCTCTTTAACCTTGGACTCAACAGGTGTTAAGTCCGGGGAGTAACTCGCAATGATCACCGTCTGCGGAGCCTTGACCGTGACGATATTGCTGGTGTTGGTCTTGATATTGGTTGAAAGCTCAGGCGCAAATTCGATCTTTCCCTTCCGCACCTTTCGCCCAGCGGTCTGCACGCGGAAGGTGCCGTAAGGCGTCGAGTAATCGCCCGTCATCGTGACGCCTTCTGCGCGGTAGTCATTCGCCCGTGCATCCAGCATCCAGAACTCTTCGTCGTCCTCGCTGTTCTGCGTTAGGTCTGCACCGTTCTTTGGCACAAAACGGAATTCATATTCCCGTTGTTCTGGATGGATGATGCGGATGAAGTTGTATTGATCAACAGGGGTAGAGCCACGCACGGCAAACTGCTCGCCGAGTGGGCGCCATGGATACTCTGCGCCGGTCTCGTCAGCGCCTGCAGGTCTTAGGAAGATGGTAAACACCGACGTGCGTGCGTAATAGGCGTTCATCGTTCCCGAGAGGAGCTGGTCTGCGTCGTTATCCGCACGCCGTAACGCTGCTGGTGTGGGCAGCGACGCAAAATTGCAACTCCCGTTTGCACGGTTCCATACCTGGCTCTTGATGCCAATCTCGGTCGTGTCACATGGCCGTGTATTGCGCACAATGCCAAACGCCACCTTCATCAGCGGGTAGTAGCCAGGTCCGACCGTTAAACCTGCATCGTCAGGGTCGTCGTACTTGTACTCCCCAAACCCTTGGTCATCCGTGCGGATTACACCTTTGATCGCCGTTTGGCTGACCAAACCGATGCGATTGCCCGGTTGCCCCGTAGCGAATACTTCCGTGCATTCCAGCGTGATCTTCTGCGAGCCACGCTCGGCGTAAGGGCCAACTTTCCCGGCGCCCCAAATCGGCGTGCTGCGGTGTTTGACAATCCAGACGGTGCGGGCGATCATCACGGTCTGGCCGACTTGCAGCATGTCGTCGGCTTCCTCGCGCATCTTGATCGTCACGTTGTTGATGTCATCAACATTCACGTCGCGGCTGTTCTCGCCCCAGTAGCGGTCCTTTGCAATGACGTTGCCATCAATGAAGAAGACACAGGTGTCGCCCACCTTGACTGACACCCTGACCTTGTGCTGATTGGCTTTGCCACTTGCCAAGATCTGACCGTTCAGCTTGTAAATGCCCATCCCACGTCCGTACTCACGCCCCAGTCCCCGCTGCCCGATCTCACGGATGTGCTCAAGGTCGTTCTTCCCCCAGTTG